AAGCTAAAGACCTCAAACTAGGTGACAAGTTCTTCTATAACGGGTATGAATATACAGTCAAATACATAAGTGAAGCTAGAGTTTTAGGTAGTTCAGGAGTTATGGGTAGTAAGACTGATCTACACAAAGAGACTGATGTTGAGGTTAAAGCGTGAAGTTAAAAAACAGACGAGGCAGGTTTATCAAAGATACTTGGTGGAATCGGTTGAGGGTAAAGTGGTGGAGATTGGTTAAGGTGTTGTAACTAAAAAAGTGTTGACAATTCAGTAAAAGAGCGTAAGGTATTACATATCAAGCTCCTTACTGGGTAAAGCTACTAAAGATATAGTAAGGAGTAATGGATGGCGTTAAGACAGATAGCAAATTCAGTTCTACGAAGATTAAGAGAAGATAGTATTTCCTCTGATTGGTCTGGCTCGTATATTGATACCACTTCACTAGATGATTATCAGAAGTTAATTATTGACTTTGTAAATGAGGTTAAGCGTGAGGTAGAGGATGCTTGGGATTGGAGTAGCCTCAGGCGCACTCAGACAGTCACTACAGCGAATGGAACATCTAACTATACAATCACAGGGGCATCACAGAGAATGCGCTTACTGAGCGTTATAGAGCAGTCTAATGGGGTTTATCTAACAGAGGTCTCTGATACTTGGATTAAGCGTGCTCAACAACCAGCCTCTAGCATTTCTAGCGGTCGCCCATCGCATTATTCTATCAACGGCATTAGCTCTGGTGAGCTGACTGTAGATTTATGGTCACAGCCAGATGCAGTATATCAGGTAGACTTTAATATGGTTGATCCGCAAGAGGACTTAGTAAATGCTACAGATACTCTAACGGTCTTGGAGAATATAGTTATATTGGGAGCTTGGAGTAGAGCTATTGCAGAACGAGGAGAGGATGGTGGCTCTATGGTGAGTACAGCACAGGAGAGTTATAGTGGGGCATTGAAAGATGCTATAGCACAAGATATGTCTCGTAATACGAATGACTGGGTAACTATCTAATGGCTGCCCCTCTTCAACCGTTAGTGCTGAATGGGTTAGGGATATATGGTTTAAATACGCAGTCTAACGACTCGTCCTTACCTCCTCAATGGCTTACAAAAGCTGATAATATTATGCTGGATGATAGAGGGCGCATTACATCAAGAAAAGGCGTGAAGCAGGTCTCGGAGAATATAGGCACAGATTCTAGCAATACGCTTATAGTTAAGGCGGTAGGTGAATATAGAAGCACTACAGGTGATGCTACAATTTTTGCAAGTGCAGGTAGTGGTATCTATAAATTAGAAACTACAGGCTCTCCCAGAACAATGACTTTAGAGGTTTTTACAGGAACACCTCAAACTATCACTGATGGTAACTGGCAGTTCTGTAACTTTAACGGCAACTTCTACGGAACACAAGCTAATTATATCCCTATTCATTATGATGGTACTGATTGGATGGATTTGGATGATACCTCTGGATATAACGCTCCCAATAATGTAACCACTTTTAATCCCAGCTCATGCCTTGGTGACTTTGGTAGATTGTGGGTTGGTGGAGTTAGCGAGGGGAAAGATGTACTTTATTACTCAGACACATTAATAGGTCACAAATTCAATACAGGTGCAGCAGGATATGTTGACTTAAAGACTGTATGGGATGGTGATGAGATAGTGGCTTTAGCATCATTCAACGGTCAGCTAATTATCTTTGGGCGAAGAAATATTGCTATATATAACGGTGCTGATGATCCTGACACTATGGCTTTAGATGAAGTTATACAGGGAATTGGTTGTGTAGCTAGAGATTCTGTACAGGCTGTAGGTGATGAGCTGGTATTCTTATCTAATTCAGGCGTAAGGGCTTTAAGTAGAACTAAGATTCAGGATAAGATGCCGCTAACTGATTTCTCTAGAAATATTAAAGATGCGATTATATCTGCTACCATATCATCAAATAAGGATGAGGTTAAGGGTATGTATTGCTTGTGTGGTGGATTTTATGTCCTAAGTTTCACAGAGCAGAACGCAACTTATGTATTTGACTTTAAGTATGCTAACGAAGATGGATCACCAAGAGTAACTAAATGGACTTTCTCTAACGATAAACAGCCTAAATCATTCTTATCTACATACGATGGTAAGCTGTATTTAGGGCAGGGAGCTACTAAGTATAAAGGGCGTATAGCTGAGTATGACGGTTATTATGATAGAGAGTATGATGGTGCGGCATATATTAACAATACTTACCAAGGGTCTTACAGGACTGTTTGGTTAGACTTTGAACAGCCTGCCGTTAGTAAGATATTGAAGAGATTATATCTGGTGATTGAGGGTGGGTTTGGAATGTCAGTTGCCTTAAATTGGTACAAGGATTACTCTAGCGTAAAAGGCACTAGATCATTAGTTATTAATGATGGGGCGGTCTCCTATCTTTACGGTGATGTAGCATCTCTATATGGAGCGGCTAAGTTTGCACCTATGGGGTCTCCTAAAGAGTATAAAGTGGCTTTGTCTGGCGCTGCAAAAGTATTGCAATTGGAAATGATAGGAGTAATTAATGGGTATAAGGCTAGTATGGCTAGTATGATTATTCACGCAACCAGAGGGAAGATAGTATGACAGAGCAACCTTGGTGGATGAAGTCAATATCCTCTCACCCTTATTACACTACTCCAACCAATAATCCTGATACTTATTATGGTTTTGGTGGTCAGGCGTTCACTCCAAATAAGAGAGAGTTAGCAAGATCATCACAGGCAGTTACAGTAACACCACAAGGAATGCTACAAAGAGAGCCTAGTGGTAGTTTTGATTTTGGTGGTGATAGTTCAGGGTTAGGTAGCCAAGATTTCCATAGTCAGTTTGGGATGGAGCAACCTACAGTTGATAATTGGGCTGATTTTGGTAAGGCTATATCAACTCCTGCTAAATATGCAGGTATGGCGGCTCTTGGTCTTGACCCTGCTAACGCAATGTTTAATGATGTAACTGGCGTAATGGTTAATGATGTTAGATCTAATCTTTCACCTGAAGTACAGCGGGCGGCTCAATATGGTATGCTAGGTTATGGTTTAGCGACAAATCCTGTATCAGCAGGCATAGGATTAGTTGCAGGTCAGTACGGAGCTTATGATCCAGCAACAGGTAAGAATTTAAGTCATTATACAGCATCTAATATAGGCTTACTTGCAGCTAATCCATTATTAGGTTTAGCTTCAATAGCTTATGATAAATTGACCGCTCCTAGCTGGGAGAGTAAAGGAGTTGATGACTGGACTCCAGAAGAGTTTAATGATTGGTATAGTGCACAATATGACCCTACCGACCTTACCGCTCCTCCAAATATCACAAATTACTATCAGGATTCAGAGGGTGGCTGGGGTGTAGATGGTTATTCGGATATGGAAGCAGAGGGTGGATTCTACGGTACTGATGATAATTACGGTCTAGCAGATAGTGGTCCAAGTGATTACGGTGGTGGTAATGATAGTGGAGGCGATAGTTCTGATGGTGGCGGTTTTGGTGGTGGAGATACAAGTGGAGTAGACTCTGGTGATGGTAGTGCTGATTCAGAGGGTACAGATTCTGGTAATGGTGGAAGTGGTGACTCTGGTGATTCTGGAGGTTCAGTAATCTGCACAATGTATCGTGATGGTGGAGATGTAAGTCAGTCAGACTGGATGATGTGCCAGAAATATATCAAATATGAGTCTTACGAAACATATAAAGGGTACTTAATGTGGGCTACCCCTCTAGTTGAGGCGGCTAAAAAATACCCCTTACTTTACTTGGTAATGAGACCGTTATGGAAGTTATGGGTAAAGGAGATGGTGCATAGAGTGCGCCCAGCAAGAAAAGGGTCTATCATAGGTAGTCTAGTACTGTCTGTAGGTGGCTATATCAGCAGGAAAGTCTTTAGTGGTAGGGTTCGTAACAGTAAATTAGCAGTTAATTAGGAGAGGTAAGATGGCTTGGTATAATAGTTGGAATGATTTTGGAACTGCGGCTGGTAATGTAGTAGATACGGCTGGCGGTTTATTTGGTGTAGGAGATACGACAAAAGGTATTACAGGTTGGAATCAGTACGGCACTCCACAAATGGGAGTGACAGATACTAGAGGCTGGGGTGATGTTGCTAAAGATGTAGGTGGTCTTTACCTTGACTACAGGCAGGGACAGCAAGCAGAAGATGCAGCAGCTAATACTTTAGCCTCACAGAGACAAGCTAGTGCTGAGGCATTAGCAAGGGCGCAGCCTTGGGATATTAGTGCGCCTACAGGAGTGGCATCTTTTAATCCTGAAACTCAGCAGGGAATGATGGGGCTTACTCCTGAAATGGAGGCTTACCGTAAGATATTTATGACAAGAGCGCCTAGTCACGCAGCGGCTATAGCACCTTATGAGCAAGATCCTTTTGGTTCTGCACAAGCACTTTACGCAAAAGAACAGGAGTTATATGCACCTGAGCAGGAGAGACAGAGACTTGCAGCGGAGAAACGCTTGGTATCACAGGGAATGTTTGGCTCTAGTGGTGGTGGTGCTCAAATGCAAGCTCTATTAGACGCACAGGGTCAGCAAGATTTGGCTAGACAGAACTCTGCTTACGCTAGATCACAAGCAATGATTGATCTGTACAGAGGTCGTGAGATTGGAGATATTGAAGCTGCATCACAGATAGCTGCACAGCCAATTAAGTTAGCAGAGCTTGGTAGAGGAATAGGTAGTGGATTAACTGGTGTAATAAATACAGGCTTATCTAATACTTCAACGGCTCTTACGAATTTAGGTGATACACAAGCCGCTAAGGGTTCATTCTGGAAAAGCATACTTTAGGAGTTAGTAATGGGATTATTTGAGCAAACAACACTAGCAGAGCAAGCTGCAAGAGATAATGAGGCTATGCAGATAGCTAAGTTACCTGCTGGTAGAGCACCTGTATATTATGCTGCACAAGCGGCTGGTGATTTAGGTAGGGGCGTAGGCGGCTTATTTGGAATTAAGAGTAAGGCAGAAGAGTTAGCTCTGAAAAAGGATAAAGTTAGAGAGACTATATTTAACGCACTACCTGATGACTTAGCAACTAACCCTAAGACTATGTACAAGGGCGCTACAATGCTTTTAAGAGCGGGTGAGACAGAGATGGCTCATAAGATGATGGAAGCCGCTAGGAAGCTAACAGAGGCTCAGAAGACTACTGTAGGTAAGTCTACTGATACACAGATGTGGCTCACTACAATGCTTAACCGATGTGGGGGTGACACTGCTTGCCAAGAAAAGGTTTATGCTGATTATAATAAGAAGATGATGGGTGGCGGTAATCCTAGTGCTAGGTCTGAAAAAATAGATGCTCAGGCATCGTCGTTAGTCAGTAGAATAGGCGGCACAATAGATCAGGCTAAAAACTTTCTAAACACTATCTCAGTAGGTAGTGAGTCGTTTGATTATGGAGTTGGGTATCAGAAGTTTTTGAAAGGGCAGGCGGTAAGTGTAGAGGTGGGGGATGAAGTGTCTGGAGGAATGTCTCCTGCTGATGGAAAGCCGCCTCTTGTAGGCTCGATCTTATCATTCTCTGAGCTAAATGCGCAGTATAATGCAGTATCAAACAGAGAGGTTAAGTCACCCCAAGATCTGCGAGCTAGGAATAGGGAGTTAAAACAGATAGATACTAATATGGATAACTATCGCAAATCCATAACAGCATCTGAGAAGATGATAAAAACTCAGGTAGCCCCTATTCAAGCAGAAATAGGTGAGCTAAGAGCTTTAACTACAGTATTTAATATGGCTCGTAGCGGTAATGGTCCTGCACTAGAGCAGTTAAAGCAAGCTCTTACTAGACTTGCGGGAGATGACAGGATAAGCATCCCAGAGGTGAGAGCTATACTTGGTGGCGGTGATTTGATTGAGCGAGTTACTAACTCCATCAACTCTTTTACTTTTGGAGACTTATCCACAGAGCAAGGAAAAGATATAAGTGCGTTAATTGAGGGGTTCGGTAGGCTATACAAGCAAGATTTAGATGGGGCGATTGGCAATGTGAAGAGCCTGTATGGTGGATCTATAAATGCAAGAGACTTGAGCAGTCTTATAGGGGAGACAGGTGCGATGAATGTATCTGTATCTGAGATGACTGATGAGGAAGTGGCGGCTGAGATAGAAGCTCTATCGGGAGATTTATAATGGGAGAAGCTAACACTGCACAACGAGAGAAGCTGGTTAAGTTAAGACGATTAACTGCTTTACGGAAAGAGCAAGACAAAAGAGAGAAGCAAAAAGCTGAATCTCCTTATGATACAGATGTAGGAGTTGGTGAATATCTCCGAAATCAAGCTATAAAGGGTGTTGCTGGTTCTACTAACTTAGCTACTGCGCTCGGTCAAACTTTCACAGAGCCAAGCCAACCCTATGTAGAGACAGATGCGATAACTGGCGAGTCAATGGTTATTAATCCACAAAATATGTCTTGGTTTGAGAGATTTGGAAGGAACTTAGGTAAGTCTTCCGAATTATCTGCAAGTGTTACAGGTGCAGACTTGGGAATGAAGCCACCTAATCCTACTATGAAAACTATAGGTGCTGGCGTTGAGGCGGTTACTGATCCTCTTAATATTGCAGTTGGTGCAGGTAAAGTACCTCTATCTCTTACCTCTGCTTTCGCAGCAGGAACGGGTGGACAGCTTGGAGGGGAGGTGGGAGCTTCTTTTGATGAAGAGGGGGATAGTACTTATGAGATTGCAGGGAGTATACTGGGTGGACTTGGTGGAGGGGTTATACCATCCACAACAACTGCTACTGTTTTACCTGTAGCTAAAGAGAGAGCTAAGGGCGCATGGAATAGGTGGAAAGGAAAGGATATTTCAGGGATAGAAGGTGGAGCTGCTAAGAGCCTACTTAAAGCTATTACTCAGGAGCAAGGAGTAGATGATTTAGAGAATTTAGCTAGAGAGATAAATAAAGCTGGAGGTCTAGTTGGAGTAAAAAATACCCCTATCCTTGTAGCTCTATCTCAAAGCCCTGCAAGTAGAGCTGAGGTACTAAGGCTTGCTAAGACAGATACCACCTTTATGAATAGAGTTAATACAGAACTATCAGGCTTAACGGATAATATTACCGCATACCTTGATAGAACTTCTGGCTCAGCAGACACTATGGTAGACCCTGTTCTCTACACTAAAGGGCAGTTAACAAAACTAGAGGGGCAGAAAAATAAGATTAAAGCTATTGAGAGAACTATTGAAAGTATTACTAATAAAGGTGGTGATCCTGTAGCTATCGGCAAGGCGGCTTCAAGTCTCTTAATTAAAAAGAAGGCTGAGATTAAAAAAGTATTCACGCCCATCTACAGCAATATCATTAAAGAAGCAACTGCAATGGGTGCAGTAATGCCCTCTAGCAGTGTTGGGTCAATATATCAATATGTGAAATCTTCTGGATTAAGGGATTTATTCGGAAAAGGAACTGCTCTTGATAATAGAATTATGAAGCATTTACAGCCTACAATGGGAGATAATAAAACTCTTACACATGCCCCT